CACTGCCAGCGAATCTCAATCGTTGTCATTGTTTGGTTCCTTTCATGCCCCGCGCCCGGATCGAACGGGCTACCGGCCTCGGGCTGAGCCTTCCACCGGCGGGGCGAGTTGACGGCACGGGACCATCCCGCACCGTCACTGGTTACTCCGTTGGTCTGTTCTGTCTCAGGGCCACAGCAACCAACGTAGAAGGCGGCCGACGGGGGTTGAGCCGCGCAGCCGCCGTTAGAGGCAGATAGACCCGCCCCGGCATGTGTGGGAGTAGCACGGGGCGGGCACAAAGCCTGTCGGGAAACAGGCAGGTGGGCAAAACAGGGGGCGGCGTCCATGCGCCCCCGATGATGAAAGCGGGCCACTGCAAATGTTTCGGCCCGCAGGTGAGCAAAAGAAGCCCCGCCGGGAAAGGAGACCGCGCGGGGCTGCGCGACGGAAACGACCAAGAAACCGTCGCGAGTGTTGGTCATGTTTTTGGTCGTTTGGGTCACGGTGTCACTTCCCCTCGGCCTTGGCGATGGCGGCGATTGCCAGCGACAACGCCGCGTGTAACGCATCACTTGTCCGCGCGGCCTCAAATGCGCGGCAGGCCGCCAGCAGGTCATCGTGCGAGTTGACGGCGCGGACGATCAGGGCGAGGTTGGAATCAGTCTGGGACCGGCTCGGAGATTTTGATGGTAGCCCGCATGCGCTGCCACCATCGCTGAACGTCAGGTATCCGATAGATTCACCTAGCGGGCCGATGATCGACGTGCCGCGCGTCGCCCACGGTAACGGTGTGTGTTTCTGGTCGTTTTGCATGGTCGTTTTCCTTTGGTCGTTTGGCCCTTGCGGGCGAACTGTGCTGCTCGTATGCTCTCTTTCTACGCTACATATCGGCTGGCGTCAACAACAAACCGCACACTTTTTGACCTTTGTAGCGCATCAATCGCGCAAGTCTTTGCGGTTTGCAGCGTAGCAAAAGAAAAAAATATTGCGGTAGTTGCCGAAATGGGCGGCCTATAATACGATGTCAGGGATGGCGAAGAAGGAACATATGCGGTGGAACCCCCTGGCAATCCGTACGGGGAGGCATAGGCTCGGCATGAGTCAGCAGGCCCTCGCCGATGCTGTCGGGGTTGGGCGATTCACAATCAGCCGCGCCGAAAACGGATCGTGCTCGAACATCCTCGGGAAGCGAATCGCCCAGGCCCTGCAGGTGCTGCCGGAAACGCTGCTGTACGATGAGAAGAACCACGCGATCCCGCCCGATGGGCTCGCGGTGACGCCCGCCGAACGTCAGGTGCTTGTGGGACTGCGCGACCTGGACCCGCTCGGGAAACGCATGGTTCTCAGGCTCGTTTCCGAACTCGCCGCCGGGGCCTCGCACATGGCTGCCGTCGCGTCCGTACTGTCGATGCTCGATCCTGCCGCAGAGAAACCAGCGCCTCCGCCACCGCCAGCACCCTTGCCTGATCTGCCTGGGTAAGCCTCGCTACCGCCGCCGCGATGCGTCCGTTCATCTCTCGTCTCCCGTTGCGGTTTGTCACAATAACAAAATGAGTTATCGGCCCTATTCTATATGTTATGTAACACTCGTGGCGCGCTGCGCGGAAGGGCTGCAGAAAAAAGCCGCGAGTTTTCCAGCCCGTTCTTCCACTAGAAAAACCTCACCAGACGCGCTACAGATTCACGCATACCTGGTGTCCTGTCAAGATTTTTCTCCGCAAATGCCTTGTTTTTGTGGGCTGGTTGCGATTTGTGCGGATTTCCTATTGACGCCGTAGCGCTACAATCGTAGACTACTGGCAGCGATGAACGAACAACCGCACGAATCCGACAAACAACGCCGCCGCCTCAGCGGGACCACTTCCGTTTTCGGTTGTCGTCATCGCACCGCCGGGGCGCGGCCTTGTTTGCCGGATCAGGCCATGCGACGGATTGCGTCGGGGATGGCCGCGAAGGATGCGAATGAAGGGACAGTTCATACGACTTGAGGTGGACTCCTGCTCTCGCGGGTGGGTCCGCCGCCTCCCTTGGGGGGTGCGGGCCTGTTGGCCTATCATCCTGGCTATCGTCAAGGCGCACGGGGTTTGCGGGCAGATCGGGGAGAAGGAGTTTTTCGATTGGACGATCGAATTCGGCATCCCCGACGACGAACTCCAGGAGTTTCTTGAGGCCGCACAGACTCCTGGCATAGACGAGACGGTCGGGGCCATTATCATCCTGGACGGGGTTCTCACTATCACCAACTGGTCCAAGTACCAGACAGACCCGAAGAGCGCGGAGCGGTCGAAGGCGTACCGCGAACGTCAAAAGGGTTCCCCCGCTCCCCTTCCCAAAGAAGAAACAGATACGGAGACGGAGACTGTCACGGATGTAACGGGTTCGAGCGCGCTCGCGCGCGCTCGCGCCGTGACGGACGATGATGCGGCGGCGGTGGAGATTGGGGACGGCGGAATCGGGAACCCGCCACGCACGGCCCCCCTCCCCGACATCCCCCTGGAGGCCATCGGCCACGTACGCAAGGCGTATCTGTCTTGGTGCGAGGAGCATGGGTATCCGAAGAACTGGAGGGGTACGTGGGATAGCGACATCGGGGAGCATTGCCGGATCAACGGTGACGACCTGGCCTTCCTGGTCACTCCCGCAGTGATTGACGCGGTAGACCGCCGGGCTGCGAGGGAAATGAAGCCCTGGGTGTCCTGCCCGAAGTCGTGGTTTGCGGAGGCCGAACAGCGGGCGAAACCGAAACGGACGGCTGGGCCTACGATCCGGGCGGCGATGGACCCGGCGGCGGTGCTTGAGGCCAGCCGAAAGCGTGGCGAGGAAGAACGGAAACGAGCGATGGCGAAAGGAGTAGTGTGATGGCAACCAAGCGATTCCGTACCCGTCAGAACCGAGAGGAAGACGGCGAATCGCAGTGGGATGAACCAGCGGAACGGGCCGAACGCCTGCGGAACTACGCGGCGCAGCATCGGGTGTGCGCCGAGTGCCGAAAAGTCGAGTTCAACGGAGCAAGCATGTGCAACTCGGGCAAGTGCCCGGCGGAGGCGAGAGCATGAAGGCCCCGTTCCCGTGGTTTGGCGGAAAGAGCACTATTGCCCCGGCGGTGTGGGAGCGGTTCGGCGACGTTCGCGGGTACATCGAGCCGTTCTTCGGCAGCGGGGCCATGCTCCTGAATCGTCCAGAACCGTTTGGCGGCGTCGAGACGGTGAACGACGCGGACGGGCTGGTATGCAATTTCTGGCGGGCGGTGAAGGCCGCGCCAGCCGACGTTGCCCGGTGGGCGGATTGGCCGGTGAACGAAAACGACCTCCACGCACGACATTCCTGGCTTGTCGGCGTCAAGGATGCCCTCGGGCCGAGACTGGATGGCGACCCTGAATACTTCGACGCGAAGATTGCGGGCTGGTGGGTGTGGGGGATGGCGTGTTGGATCGGTTCGGGCTTCTGCTCCGGCAACGGCCCGTGGAGCGTGGTGGATGGGCAACTCGTCCACCTCGGCGCTGGGCGGGGCGTCAACCGGAAACGCGTCCACCTCGGCAACGCGGGGCAGGGCGTCAACCGGAAACGCGTCCACCTCAGCGACGCGGGGCGGGGCGTCAACCGGCAACTCGTCCACCTCAGCGACGCGGGCGACGCTGGGGATGGTGAATGCGGTCTGGTGGCGTGGATGGAGGCCCTTGCCGCCCGGTTCGAGCGCGTCCGCGTCTGCTGCGGCGACTGGCGGCGGGTGTGCGGCGGCAACAGCGGTGACTCGCTGCACCACTTTTTCTCGGCGGGCTCGCCCGCTGGAATCTTTCTTGACCCGCCCTATTCGTCGGAAGCGTCCCGTTGTGACGACCTGTACCGCGTCGAAGACCTCTCCATCGCGCACGATGTCCGCGAATGGGCCATCGCCCACGGAGACGACCGCCGCCTCCGAATCGCCCTCTGCGGCTACGACGGCGAACACGCCATGCCCGACGATTGGGAGGCACTGCCGTGGAAGGCTAAAGGCGGATACGGGAACGTCGCCGACGATGAGGAATCGACAGGCAAGGTCAACGCACACCGCGAAATGGTCTGGTTTTCCCCGCATTGCCTGCACCCGACGAAAACATTACCTCTGTTTCAGGAGGCCCAAGCATTAACAACAAACCATGGTGCAATCAGTCGCTGCGTCACCGATTGCCCTGAGGAACGGAAAGGCTGATAGGGAGACAACGGCATGGACGCCTGCAAACTCTGTGATGGGCCGCATCGGGCTGACAAGACGGTTGTGGAGTGCCCAGGATACGTAGGGTCCGCCGGCAAGTGCTGGGATTGCCACCTGAACGACACGAGAGGCCGATTCGCAGGCGTCAACAGGTCGGCGCCCGTCAGGGCGATGGTGACTTCCAGAGTCGGGGCCAAGCGGCTCAGCGAGGAAGAGGCCACGACAGGACTTGACGATGACCTTTCTGGTGGGTGTTTCGTGCCACTTCTGTAGAGAGTTCACACTTTATCCCCCAAGTATATAGAGGGAGTGCATGGACTCGATTGCTCTTTCCGCCGTTCTTTCCGAACGGGAAATCCTCGCCCTGTCGCTGTACTACGCGGAACGTAGCACACAGAGCGAGGTCGGCGCGGCCCTTGGCGTTACCCGCGAGTGGGCCTGCAAACTCATTGGCCGCTCCGTCGCCAAGCTCCGCGCCGCCGGTATGCCACAGCCCCAACGCATCGGCAGACCCGAAGACGGGCGGGTGTCGATGGTGCAAATGTCAACGCAGCAACTAGATACGCTCTGATGATCGCCGACAACGACAAACCTGCCGACGCAGAATCTGAGGTCAAGCGGATCAAGGGGAGATTCGCGCCAGGATGCAGCGGCAACCCGGGTGGGGAGAACGCCAATGCCCGACGTGCCCGCGACCTCCGCCGCGCCCTGCTGAACGCCATAGAGCCTGCCGACATGGAGCGGATCGCCAAGGGGATGCTCGCCGCCGCTGAGGATGGTGACTCTGCCGCCGCGAACGTGCTGCTCCGCTACACTATCGGCGAGGCGAAAGACACCGAAGGCATGGACGATGCGCGGGAGGCGTTGCTCAGGCTTTTCCGCCCGTCCACCCTGGAGGCTATGGCCCGCGACCGTGGGATGCCTGACGGTGTGGTGTGACGCTCTCGCTGAATGCCGTGCAGGGCATGGCGTCGGCGATAGGTGCCCCGCTGCTGCCGTGGAAGGTGTTTACGCCGGGCCATTCGGCACCGCTGCGGTTCCTTGCCGATGCGTTGAACAATCCCGGCAAGGACGTGGCGGCGTGGGCGAATCGGTCGGGGATCAAGACGCTCACGGCGGCGATTCTGGCGGCGCTCGAGTTCGGCAGGGGCGCGAGGTTGCATTCTCGGGTGTTGGCCGGCAGCGAACACCAGGCCGACTGCCTGTACACCTACTGGCGTGGCTACATGGGCTCGCCTTTCCTCGCTCCGCTGCTGGACGGGGAACCCAAGCAACTGCTGACGCGGTGCAACGGCGGGCAGATGGAAATCCTCGCCGCCTCGCAAAAGCGGGTGCGCGGGCCGAAGGTGCAGCGGCTGTTCGAGGATGAGCTTGACGAAATCGACCCCGAGATAGACGCCGCCGCCGCCGGTATGATTTCGACGCGGCACGGGAATCCGGGCCGGACGGTGTATACGAGTACATGGCACCACGTATCCGGGCCGATGGCGAAGCTTGTGGAGGGGTGCCCCGGCAACGGGGTGTCGCTCCACCGATGGAACATCTGGGAAAGCCTCGCAAACTGCCCCAGAGAGCGGCATGAGGACGGGAGCGGCTGTGAGTCGTGCCCGCTGCAATCGCCTTGCGTGGCGAAAGCCAGGGCCTTCCACGCCGATCCTGATTGGCGAGTTGGTATCGCCTCCGAAGCCTGCGGGCTGTACCTTGTTGAGGACGCCTGCAAAGCCTACCTCAAGGTCGGAAAGGCGACGTGGGATTCGGAATACCTGTGCCTCCGACCGTCCGTTGAAGGGCTGGTGTACCCGGACTTCGACCCGATGGTTCATGGGGTGGACGCGGCACCGGACGGCTTGACTGTCTACCGATCGATTGACTGGGGGCTTGGCTGTTTCGTCTGCCTGTGGATCGGGCAGGAACATTCGGGCCGGGCCTACGTGCTGGACTGCTACGAATCGCGCGAGGGGACGATCCCGCAGCACATCGCGTTCATCAAGCGGAACAAACTCGCCGACGTGAAGGCGACGTACTGCGACCCGGCGGGCGTGAGCCGGAACGACCAGACCGGCAAGAGCAACGTCCAGGTCTTCCGCGAGGCCGGGATACCGTGCGAGTACACCACGGCCCCGAGTCTCCGCGACGTGCACAACGGGATTCGGCTGGTGCGGGATGCGTTGACGCCGGCCAGCGGTTCGCCCCGCCTGCTATACGTCCGCAACGCGGGCAACCGTGCCTTTGAGCGGTCGATGCAGAGTTACCGCAACCGCAAGGTGAACAACGTCTGGATAGACGAGCCGCAAGACCCGCAGGAGTTTGAGCATGTGCCGGACGCCCTCCGGTACTTCTTCGTAAACAGAGCCGCCCCCCGCGGCGTAGGTGTCGCCGCGTATGGTACTCACTGAATGATCGACCCGAAAGAAACCAACCCGCTCTATGACCTGTTCGCCCCCGCGTGGAAGGCGAACCGCGACTTCGCGGAAATGCACGAGCACATCCTGCGCCAAGGGGACTACCTGGAGCGCATGGGCAAGGGCACGAGCATTCAGGAGCCCAGCGGTCAGTTCAACTGGCGCAAGGCCGCGTCGTTCGCGATGGACTATTGCGCGGACCTGGTGGACCTCCGCGTCGGCAACCTGTTCCTATCCGCGCCGCAACGCTCCTACGACGATTCTCCGTACAAAGCGTTCATTGACGAGTTCCTGGCCGATGTGGACGGGGCCGGCACGTCGATGGATGAATTCATGCGGAAGGCGGTGCGGGAGCAGTATGTCAACGGTGTTGACATCATCATTGACAAGACCGCCGCGCCGGAAGGGACGCAGCCGCGTACGCTGGCCGATGAGCAAACCCTCGGGATTCGCCCCGTTGCCATGCTTCGAGGCCCTCTCGAGCGCGTGGATTGGTCCGCAGACCACGCCGGGCGGTATCTGTGGGTTCGGTACTCGCTTGGGTGCGAGCCGCGAAAGGGGGAGGCGGACGCCTACGGGGCGGAACGGTTCCTGACGCTGACGCCGAACGGGTGGACGCTCTACCGCGTCTCCGAAGAGGGAGAAGTGCAGGCCGTCGAAGGCCAGACAAACCCGGCTGAATTGCCGGTGGTTCCGTTCTACTACACCGAGTCTGCCAACCCGAACTACTCGAAAATCCCGCTGGGCTGCCTGACGCGGGTAACTCCCGTCGCCAAGGCGATGCTGAACCTGCTGTCGCAGGGGCAACTTGACCTGTACATGGCGATTGGCATTCTCACCGTTACCGGGGTGGACGCCGACAAACTCCCTACCGAAATCGGCCCGATGTGCTGGGTGGCGTTGCCGGAAGGCGCGACGACAGGCCAGATTGCCCCGCAGGTCGCGCACGTGGCGGAGAAGCGGGAATGGCTTGCCCTGATGACATCAACCATGCTCCGCATGGGCAAGGTGACGGGGTGGAGCGGGGCAGACAACCGCGCGTCGAGCGGGTTCCAGGTTGTTGCCGAGCGGACGGACCTGGATAACGAAATGAAGTCCACCGCCGCGCGGTGCGAGTACGTCGAGCGCGAGGTGGTGCGTCTGGCCGTGCAGCGGCGAGAGGGGAAGCCGGTCGCCCCGGAGGCGTTGGGCTACTCTGTCGAGTACAACCGCAAGTTCGTCCTCTCCGGCCTTGACGACATTCTGAAACAGGCGCAGGCGTTCTTGGACTTGAACGTGCAGGAGCAGGTTCCTGGGTTGGCTCAGGCGATGACTCGGCGGGTGCTTGACCAGGTGATGCGCCCGACCGACCCGAGGTACGCAGAGATCGCGCAGCAGATTGCCGACGCGCAATGGGATATTGCCGTGAGCCCGGCGCCGTTCGCTCCGCAGGCCCCCACAGACGGGATGCAGTAGCGTGGCCGTCAACGTCCTTGCCTCCGTTGTCGGGAAGAAGGAGGCGATCGAAAACGCCGCCTTGCCGTTGCGGGTGGCGCGGGAGATCGAACGATCTGCCGTCCCGGCGTTGTACATCGACACAGCCGAGATTGCGAAGAAGCTCGTGTCGCGGCTGTTGAAGGTGGCGGCGGAGGACGCGATCCCGCTGGCGGAAACCGCTGGGGTCAACGGTGCGTTGCCGATCCTGCGGGCGCTCGAGGAAACCACACTTACGGCTCGCGGTGCGTGGCCTCGCGGGATGATCCTGAAATGGCTGCAGCGCAGGGAAAACCTGACGCTTCGGATTCTACGGGACAAGTTGGAGGCGGAAACCGGGTATCTGTCTGGCGAGTTGCGTGGCTGGTTCCGCGAGAGCGAGCGCGGGCAGCAGACGCGGCGGGAACTGATCGAGGCGGCGGTTGCGTCGGACAAGGCGGAACTCAAGGCGATTGCCGACGCACGGGAGAAGGTGGTCGCTGCGCAGAAGAAGGCGGGCGAGATTCGCTCGCAACTGGCCGCCGACCCTGAGAATGCCGAACTCGCCGATTCGCTGAACGACGCGACGAAAGAGATCAAGGCCGCCGAACGGGCCATACCGAAGCGGGTCGGGTTCCTCGGGCGGCTGGAAGCGAAGGCGCAGGCCCACTTCCGGGACGCGATTCGCCGCACTGGTGAGGACGCACAGCACGCGGCGTTCGTCCAGAAGGGCTACGAAGAGTTCGTCTGGATTGCGGTCAACGGAACCGACGCCTGCCCGGATTGCGAGGCGCGGCACGGTCGGCACCAGACTAGCCAGGCGTGGGCCGGTGACATGCCGGGCGACGGCGGGACGGTGTGCAAGAGTTCCTGCATGTGCCATCTGATCCCGGCGGCGTACGCGAAAGACAACGCGAGCCTAACAAAGCCTCTCACTATGAAGGCCGGCCCCAGCGGTAATCCGCCGGGCCAGCCTACGAACTGACATCCAGGCTGAAGCCGCACCGCAGGCGCGGGTGTGCGGAGGCCAGCATTCTTGGGGCAGTCGCCCCGCACCGTCGCCAGTCGGCGAGGGAGTCCAGCACATGCCAACCGTGGAAGAACTGCAGGCGCAGGTCGATGACCTCGCCCGCAAGTACAAGGACGAGATCGAGGCCAACAAGAAGTTCCGCGAGCGGGCACAGAAGGCGGAGGCCGAAGCCGAGGCCGCCCGCAAGGCCAATGAGAAGGCGGAGGCCGACAAGGCAGCTGCCGAATCGAAGGCCGAACAGGCGAGGCTCGAAAGCAAGGGCGAGTATGACAAGGCGCTCAAACTCCGGGAGGAGCAGACCGCCAAGGAACTCGCCGCCCGCGACAAGGCCATCGCCGACCGTGACGCCATCCTATCCCGCCAGTTCGGCCAGTCAGCGCTGCTGGCCGCACTCGGGAAGGCGGGTGTCAAGTCCGAACTGATCGGTCAGGCGGCCCGGCTCGTTGAATCGCAGGTCAAGGTCGAGTTCAAGGACGGCCAGGCGGTCGTTCAGGTCTTCGACGACAAGGGGCAGGCGTTGGACTGCATCGACACGCTCGCGGCGGCGTTCGCCAAGGGCAACCCGCATTTCCTCCCGCCGGCAGGCGGTGGAAGCGGTGGCGCGGCAGGCGGTGGCGGCGGCGGAGTGACGCTGGCGCAACTCGACCGGGACGCCGTGGCCAAGGGCAAGTTCATCAAGGAAAACCCGGAGGCTTACCAAAAGATGGTGGCCGCCGACCTCGCCGCCAAGCGCGAAGCGAGGGAAAACCCCAAGAAAGGGTAAAGAATCATGGCTCGTTCGACCAACCTCATCGTTCCCGAAATCCTGGAGCAGGAGATGCTCCGCCAGTCGGCGGAGAAGATCGACCTGTTCAACGCTGCCTCTCTGGGCACCATCACCCTCGCCGACAACCCGGCCTTCCAGGCCCTGAACGGCGGCGACGAGCACAAGAACGTCCGCATCAAGCGGCCCGCCTCGCTCGTGACGGCGATGGACCTGACGACCCCCGCCGGCACCGCCTCTACCGTGGCTCTCGCGCAGGGCAGCGGGCTGGGCGTGGTTTGGAAGGGCAAGATCGGGCCGGCGGTCTACACCGATGACGAGGTGCTCCAGGGCGCGAAGACGCCGGAGGACTACTCCGTCGCCGTGGCCGAGTTGTTCGCCTCTGAGCGGCTGCTGAAAATCCGCAACCTGCTCCTGGCGGCGGCGGTGGCGGCCATCGACTCCGCCGACACCTCGGACGGCAGCACGGCCAGCGCGAACATCCACGTCAAGGACGTGAGCGCCGGCAAGGTGTCCGTGGCCCGCGCGAAGGCCACCCGCGCGTACATCAACGCGACCCTCGCCAAGATGGGCGACGCGCGGGACCGCATCCGCACCATCGTCATGCGGAGCGAGGTCGAGAGCGACCTGTTCGCCGAGGCCCTGACGAGCTTCCCGGCCCTGGAGACGGCGGCCGGCCAGCTGCTGCGTGTGGGCGACCAGGCCCTGTTCGGCAAGAAGGTCCTGGTGGCCGACGCCGCCGGGATGAGGTCGGCGCTCACGTCGAGCTACTACACCGGTTTCAGCACGCTGGGCCTGGGCGTCGGCGCCCTGTCGGCCACGATCGTCCACAGCGGGCCGGTGGAGGTGCAGCGGATCATCACCACCGAGGTGCCGTACACGATGGTCCGGCAGGACTTCTCCGTCCTCTTCCGCATCGCCGGGATGAAGTGGATCACGACCACCGTCCCGACCGACGCCCTGCTGGCGACGGCGGCCTCGTGGGACGAAGACTACGAGGATCACCGGGACTGCCCGATCGTCAAGCTGGTCAGCAACGCTTCGGTGGACTAACCCGTGGCGTCCAGTCGTACACGCCCGTCCGGCGCGCGGGCGGTGGTGGTCGGCAACGGTTCGTCCGTGGCCGCCACACCGCCCGCCGCCTGGGCGGCTTTCTCAAGCGAGGGAAAGCTGCTGATAGGGACGAATCGTGTACTCGCCATGCGGTGCTTGCAGGGCGTCCCGTGGGATGCGTTGGTGATACGGGACAC